ACCGGTACGGCATACACCATGCTTACAGACGGCAAGGTCATCCTAAAGACCAGCTACAAAGAAACGATAACAGGTGAAAGCCGCGAAATAGACCGCGGCAGTCTTGCAGCCTATCCGCTTGACTTTACGGCATTTGAATCGGTATCAGAATTGGAGGTACAAAATGGCTGATTACTTTTCTATTAAAGAGCTTCTGGCCACAACAGAAAATATGGCCATCATCCGCGACAACTCTGGCAACGATGATGGCACCGATACCCTGACTGGTGTCAGCTGGTTTATCTACAATTCTGTTGCTGCAGAAAACATCTATGTAAATGGCAACTCGTGGATGGGCATTGGCAGCAATACCGAACAGGTCAAAGTCTGCAGGCGTGATGCAAAGGTATGGACAATCCGACGTGAGGAAGGAACGATCTATAACCACTATAAATTTCTGCGCATCCGCTGGGAGGGCTATGCCAACTACAGCGTGACCACAGAGGATGTAAGGCTTGTCTGGGATCTGCTGCTTCTTGATACCGGGGACATTGTCCTGCATTTTGAAACGCTGCCGACGAATACTGCTTACCTTGGCGAATCCGCTCTGGTTACCACATCAGGTTCAATCTCCTTTACGCCAGCAGCCGGGTCGAATCTCTCATTTTTGCATCAGGACGCAACCGGGACAGCCTTCGTTCAGTCAAACGACCTTCCAGTGCTGCTTGACCCATATAACCGCAGGTACCTCATCACGGATGCCACAAAAGCCTTATACACGGTTTCAAATGGAGCGCTTTCCAAACTGACGGATACCGATCTGACCGCAGAGATATTCGAGACAAATGGCGTACAGGAAATCCCGGATGGTGCTTTGCTTCTTTCCCTGAAAGACCCGACCATCCTTTACTGGCATGATTCCAATAACCGGTTCCCGCCCTTTCAGGCAAGTTACACCGGAATCCCGAAGCCGCAGGTCATCTACTCGGAAAACATCGACATGTCCGATGCTTCTATTCTTGGCATTGAAAAGGTAACCGCCGACTGCGATGACGCCACACTCCTTGCCGTATCATTTGATGCTGGGAAAGCTTGGTGGACATATACCGGAACGGAATGGGCGCAGCTTTCTGAGGAGAAATCCGGCATGTCCAAGGCCGCGCTGGAAGCCATCTCAACCGATGCATGGTCGGAAAAGGCCATCACCGGGCAGCTTATGTACCGCTTTGTGATCAGCGGAGAAGCGGGCTTTGTAAAGGCGATCACAACCGACTATCTGAACAGGGAGGAATAAACATGCTCAAGGGAAAAAGCACAATAGAACTGACAGACGTCCACACGGGCAAAAAAGAAATATACCGGGATGAGAACCTTGTAACAGAGGCAATCGCGGACATCTTAAATACCAATATCCAGGGAGCCATGTTTAACAATCCCTACTTCGACGGTAAATATGGCGAGGACTGGATGCTGCCAATCTACAGCAGGCTGACGGGCGGACTCCTGCTATATCAGAATCCGGTTGAGGAAGATCCTGCAAATATCTACGCACCGCTCGACAATCCGCTCATAGGATACGCGTCCAATGACGCAAACAATACGGAGGACATCCGGCGCGGCAGCAGAAACCTGACAGAAAGCAAAACTGTAGATGGCGGGTTCAAATATGTCTGGGACTTTGCAACCTCGCAGGCGAACGGGACAATATCCTGTATTTCCCTCACGAATGTACTGGCTGGCAAAGGAACGCAGTATGACAGCAATTACTTTGTGCGTTTAAAAAGCGATAACGTCATTTCAAACATACCGGGAAACCAGAGCAATTATCAGGAGAACCACCGGACATATATCAAAGACGGTTATCGTCTGGAGATGATCCCTGTTTATAATTCAACCTCGGTTACCCTGAGAAAGGTACCGGAGGATTATCTCCATGCCAGACTTATGCAGCGGCCATACAGCTTAGTTGCTACGGATGCAGTGGAAGAAAAAACAATCGAGCTGAACCACTATCCATACTGGTATGCCTATAGCGGCGGGAACAAGGACGGGACGGTTGCTCCCTATAACAATTCCGGCGATGCTTTCCCATATCTGTTCCATGCCGCAGATGGCAACTGGTATGGAATCAGCCGGAGGGACAATCAGAAATATAGCTATTCCTCCGGCAGCACGGATTATTACAATCACGAAAGCTACGAATGGTTTCTCGATACCGTAAGTGCAGAAAAGGCAACCACGCAAAAAATCATCCTGCCCGCGAACACCTCAGAAATCAGTCATATCGGCATAAGTGGGAAGTGGCTCATGTTTGCTATTGGAAATACAGTCTATCGAATTGATACGACCAGCGTGGCCAATATTGAGGTCGTGCCCAATGCATCCTACAACAGCTCAAGCCTGCATACCTTCCTCATTGACGATGATGTCGTGATTAACGACTGGTATTACTTAAACGGCGAACCGAAGCTGCCCATATCTCGCAAGCATCAACAATCTGTCGACCTCCGTGATCAAGACGGCGGACAAGACAATGAAAATCACCTATACGGTTGAAGAAGCATAACAATCTGTATGCACTGGGCGACTTCCTGCGGGAGGCCGCCTTTTTCATGCAAAAAATCAAAGGAGGAATTTCTCATGAAAGAATTCTGGAACACGTTACAACTTGTTTTCGCCGCTGTCGGAGGCTGGCTTGGCTACTTTCTTGGCGGTTGCGACGGATTGCTTATCGCGTTGCTGATCTTTGTCATCTGCGACTACATCACCGGTGTCATGGGCGCAATCAACGACAAGAAGCTCTCATCAGCAGTTGGCTTTCGCGGCATCTGCCGCAAGGTACTGATCTTCATTCTGGTCGGCATCGCAAACGTCATCGACATCAATGTGCTCGGACAAGTCGGTGTCCTGCGGACGGCAGTCATTTTCTTCTACATCTCGAATGAAGGTCTGTCCCTGATTGAAAATGCTGCCCACCTTAGGCTTCCGATTCCGGGAAAGCTGAAGGAAGTACTGGAGCAGCTGCATAACCGTGATGAAAAAGACACGGATAAGGAGGAAAAATAACATGGCTACAAAAGGAATTGATGTATCGGTATGGCAGGGCGCGATTGATTTCAACGCTGTCAGGAACAGCGGAGTGGATTTCGTGATCATCCGCGCAGGCTACGGTACAAGCTCAAAAGACAAGTACTTTGAAGAAAATTACAGAAAAGCAAAAGCTGCCGGGCTTCACGTCGGCGCATACTGGTACAGCTATGCAGACAGCTTCTCCGAGGCCTCGCAGGAAGCAGAAATGTTCCTGACTGTTCTTGCCGGGAAGCAGTTTGACTATCCTGTTTTCTTCGACATGGAGGAAAAGAAGCAGATCGAAGCCGGGACGGATTTCTGCTCCGGTCTGATCAAAACTTTCTGCGACAGGCTGGAGGCTGCCGGATACTTTGCCGGTTTTTATACTTCGGCATCCTTTGCGGGATCTGTTGTGACGGACGCTGTCCGCAAACGCTACTGTTACTGGTGCGCCCAGTGGGCCGATGGCTGCAGCTATGAAGACTCCTGCGGGATCTGGCAGCACAGCTCGAATGGCTCCGTTCCCGGCATCAATGGTCGCGTGGATATGGACTGGTCGTATCAGGACTTTCCATCAGTCATCATTGGCAAAGGATTTAATGGGTATCCTCGGACAGGAAACGAAACTCCTGTGCCAGCAGTAACTATCCCTGTATCTTCCCAGCGCGACCGTGTCCTTGCGCAGGCCAGAGCCTGGATTGGAAGGAATGAATCTGACGGCAGCCACAAAGAAATCATTGATGTCTACAATAACCATAAGCATCTCGCGAGAGGCTATGCAGTCCAACACACGGATGCCTGGTGCGCCACCTTCGTTTCGGCTGTTTCTATTCAATGCGGAACAACTTCTATTATCCCGACTGAATGCGGATGCGGGCAAATGCTTATCCTGTTTATGGTGCTCGGCGAATGGGTAGAGGATGACAATTACGTCCCAGCTCCCGGCGATGTAATCTTTTATGACTGGCAGGACTCCGGGTGTGGCGATAATGAAGGATGGCCGGGTCATGTCGGTATCGTGGAAAGCGTATCCGGCAGTGATATCACCGTTATCGAAGGCAATAAAAACGATGCGGTCGGTAGACGCACTCTGCAGGTAGGTGGCAAGTACATCAGAGGCTACGGCGTTCCAAAGTATGCCATAGATTCAAGCGAGACGCCTGTATCTTCGAAAACCGTTGATGAGCTGGCGCAGGAAGTGCTCGCCGGGAACTGGGGCAACGGCGAAGAACGTAAGAATCGTCTCTCTGCTGCCGGTTATGATTATGATTCCGTGCAGGCCAAAGTGAACGAGCTGTGCGGCGTCCATAATGACCCTCAGCATGATCCTCAGCCTGTTTATTACACCGTGAAGTCAGGCGACACGCTCTCTGCCATCGCCCACCAGTACGGTACAACGGTTTCTGCTATCCAGTCCATGAACAGCTCACTGATTCAAAATGTGAATCTGATTCTGGTCGGCTGGAAGATCAGAGTGAAATAACCATACATCCAGTTTTTCGCCTACGAGTGTTCCTCTTTGGAATGCCCGCAGGCTTTTTTTTATTTTCTTCCGCTCAAATCGCTCGTTCATCTCCAGTGGGAAATTGGAGGTGGATAAGTTATGACAGACAATAATACAAGTGCTCCAACTGGATATTTCACACAGGAGCGCATTCAGGGAGACCTTGACTACAAAAGAGCTCAGGCCATCGCGAAAACAATGCTTGATTCCGGGCTCATATCCGTTGCTGAATTCAACAAATTATCGGACATCAACCTTAAAACTTTCTCTCCCTTGTTCGCGGAAATATATCCGAATAATGCTTGATAGTATAGGCATTCAGAGTGATGTATAGACATGCGGAAAGGAGGATGAACCCTTGAAAAAAATAACAAAAATCGAAGAAAACAAAAATGTAACTGATGCAAAGCGAAAGCTCCGCGTAGCTGCTTATTGCCGTGTCAGCACAGACTCTGACGCGCAAGCAGAAAGTCTTGAAGCACAGGTCACACACTATGAAAACTATATTGCTGCCCGGAATGATTGGAAGTGCGCTGGCGTTTATTATGATGAAGGCATCACAGGTACAAAGAAGGAGAAACGTCCTGAGCTGAACCGCATGCTTGCCGACTGCAAAGCCGGGAAGATAGATTTTATCATCTCGAAATCAATCAGTCGCTTCAGCCGCAACACTGCTGACTGCCTTGAGCTTGTCAGAAAGCTTCTCAACCTGAATATTCCTGTTTACTTTGAAAAGGAAAACATCAATACCGGCTCTATGGAAAGCGAATTATTCCTATCAATCCTTTCCAGTATGGCTGCAGACGAATCCCTATCCATTTCAGAGAATAGCAAGTGGTCTGTGCAGCGCCGATTTGAAAACGCGACGTTCAAGATCGGATGCCCGCCCTACGGCTACGATTGGAATAAGCAGAACATAGTCGTCAACCCGGAGCAGGCGGCAATTGTAAAAAGGATTTTCGCTTCTGCTCTTTCCGGCATTGGCACCGCAAAAATTGCCAACATGCTGAATGAAGAAAAGATTCCTACCAGGAAAGGCCATCACTGGAGCGCATCCACAGTCAAAGGGATTCTGACAAATGAGAAGTATACCGGCGATGTTCTTTTCCAGAAGACCTACACGGATGCGCAGTTCAACCGCCACCACAATCGCGGTGAGAAAAATCAGTACTTTGTATCAGATCATCACGAGGCAATCATCAGCCACAGCGAGTTTGAAGCCGCTGGTAAGATGTTAAAGCAGCACGCCAAAGAGAAAAACGTCATTCCAGACAGTGAGAAGTACCAGAAGCGCTATGCCTTCTCAGGGAAAATAATCTGCGGCAAATGCGGCAGCACCTTCAAACGCCGAACGCATTACACATCTGGCGACAGTTACATAGCATGGTGCTGTAATACGCATCTGAACGACAAGAACGCCTGCAGCATGAAATCCATAAAGGACGATGACCTGAAGCTGGCTTTTGTCACGATGATGAACAAGCTTGTTTTCGCTCATCGCTACGTGCTGAAGCCTTATACAGAGGCCCTCAAGACAGAATCCACAGACGATTCCCTGCGCCGGATTCAGGAGCTGACGACTGAACTCGCTCAGAACACCGAGCAGCGTGAAAGGCTCCAGCAACTGGCCGCACAAGGATTTCTCGATAAGGTACTCTTTACAAAGGAAACAAATGAGCTTCTGACAAAGGCTGACCGCATCCGAAAAGAAATGGATGCGCAAAGCAATAACGTTTCGTCGGATGTTTCTAAGGTCAATGCAGCAACCGCCCTTCTTCACTTTGCCGAAAAAGAGGAAATGTTGGAAACCTTCAATGAAGAATTATTTGAAAAACATGTGAGCCGGATAACTGTAATCAGCAGAACCGAGTACCGCTTCGAACTAAAATGTGGCCTCTCGCTCACGGAAAGGATATGAAAATGGGACACACACCCTATGGGTACAAGATTGAAAATGGAAAGGCAGTTATTGACAATGAAGCTGTCGTAAAAATTCAAACCCTGTATGAAGCCTATCTTGCAGGTGCTTCATTACAGAAGGCTGCCAATGATGCCGGTATTGACGTAAAGCATTGTGGTGCCAAACGAATCATGGGAAATCGTCATTATCTCGGCGACAGCTTCTATCCGGCCCTCATTGACAAGGAAACCTTCGAACAGGCCGAAGCCGAAAAGCAGCGTCGAGCAAAAGCTCTCGGACGGTTGAACAGAAAACAAAATAAGGTGGAACGGTCAGCTCCTACGCAGTTTTACATTGGAAAAATGATTGAACATTACGATAACCCGGCAGCGCAGGCCGAGTACATTTACAGCCTGATAGAAAGGTCGGTGATTTGATGGCAAGCGTTACATTTATTCCGGCAAAAAGGCAGGTCGGAAACAACATCAGTAAAGAGGAAGCTCCTAAGCTCCGCGTCGCCGCATACTGCCGTGTCAGCACCGATTCTGACGAACAGGAAACCAGCTACGACGCACAGGTCTCCCACTACACAGAATACATTCAGAAGAATCCGGAATGGGAGCTTGCAGGTATTTTTGCTGATGACGGTATTTCCGGCACCAACACAAAAAAGCGTGATGAGTTCAACCGCATGATTGATGAGTGTATGGCCGGAAACATCGACATGATCATCACAAAATCCATCAGCCGATTCGCCCGCAACACTCTTGATTGCCTGCAGTATATCCGGCAGCTCAAGGATAAAAATATCCCGGTCTACTTTGAAAAGGAATCCATCAACACAATGGATGCCAAGGGCGAGGTTCTTATAACGATTATGGCTTCCCTTGCCCAGCAGGAAAGCCAGAGTCTTTCGCAGAATGTAAAGCTCGGTCTGCAGTATCGTTACCAGCAGGGAAAGGTAAGCGTTAATCACAACCGCTTCCTCGGTTACTCGAAAGACAATGACGGAAAGCTCATAATTGACGCTGAGCAGTCCGAAGTTGTGAAGCGCATCTATCGCGAATATCTCGAAGGCCTCAGCATGGACAAAATAGCCTCCGGACTTGAGGCGGATCACATCCTTACCGGTGCCGGAAAAGAAAAATGGCACACGAGCACGATCAACAAGATTCTCCGGAACGAAAAATACATGGGCGATGCCCTTTTGCAGAAAACCTATACCACCGACTTCCTTACAAAGAAACGAATCAAGAACACTGGCATCGTGCCGCAATACTATGTTGAGGACGATCATCCTCCCATCATTCCGAAAGAAATCTTCATGCAGGTACAGGAGGAACTTGTCCGCAGGCGCGTCGTGCACAAGAGCCCGACAGGCAAGAAACGCACCTACTCCTGCAATCATTGCTTTGCGCAGATGATTTTCTGCGGAGAGTGCGGCGAGCTTTACAGGCGCGTCCATTGGAACAATCACGGCTGCAAATCCATTGTCTGGCGCTGCATCAGCCGCTTGGAGCCATCGGAAGCTGAGAGCAACTGTACGAATCGGACGGTAAATGAAGCTGCCCTTGAGGACGTCACGGTCAAATCCTTAAACCGGATTCTACGAGGCAGGAAAGAGTTCTTGGCCCAGCTGCAGGAAAACGTAGCCAGGGCCGTCGTCACAACCGACACTCTCTCACCGGAAGGCATCCAACTGAGGCTTGAAGATTTACAGAAAGAGCTGCTTCGAAAGGTCGAGGGCGGCAAAGACTACAATGCCATCACTGACGAGATGGTTCGCCTGCAGGAAATGAAGAAACAGTCCACGGTCGACAATCACCGTAGAGAAGAAGCCATGAACCGGATCAAGGAACTGCAGGATTTCGTCGCCATGCAGAATACAGAAATTCATGTGTTCGATGAATCTCTCGTCAGGAAGCTTATAAAAAGCATCACAATATACACGGATAAGTTCACCGTCGAATTCAAATCCGGCGTCAGTGTGGATATTGCAGAATAAAAGAGCAGGCTGCTCCGATAGGAATCTTACCTATGAAGTGGCTTGCTCTCTTGTTTGTACAAATCGGAATTTAATCAAGAAAAAGATCATGCTCATATCACAAAACTATAACTTCACTTTTTTCGTCGCAATTTTCTCACAAAAGGTACTGTCATGTTCAACGAACAAAATGGTTGGTTTGAACTGCAAAATTAAATTCTCAATTTGCATACGAGATATTACATCAATATAATTTAACGGTTCGTCCCAAATATATAGGTGAGCGTTTTCGCAAAGACTTCTTGCAATCAATACTTTTTTCTTTTGACCGCCACTAAAATCACGCATATTCTTATCAAATTGTATTCTCGAAAAATCAAGCTTGCGAAGAATTGCTTTGAAAAGGCTCTCATCAATTTTGTTTTGTAAAGCGTAATCTGACAAATTTCCGCTTAAAAATGAAGTATCCTGCGAAACATACGAAATGGTCAATTGGCTGCCTTTTTCAAAAATACCAGTATGAGTTATATTCTCACCGCAAATAAGCTTTAGTATGCTTGATTTTCCACTTCCGTTTTTGCCTACAAGAGCAATACGGTCACCACATTCTATGGTAAAGCTGATATCCTGACAAACTGTTTTTCCATCATAGAAAATGGAAACATCGGATAGCTCTGCAAGCCGGCTTGCATGATAAGAAAGCTGTGTTAATTTTAAATTGTCAGCATTTTCAATATTTTTGACCAGTTTAGACTTTTCTTCAATGGCAGATTCTTGACGTTCCTCAATAGCTTTGACTCTTTTCATAAGCTTTTTTGATTTTGCACCTTGGAGAGGACGTTTGCCTGCGCTACTACTATCGGTCGCAGTTGAATCAAATCCAACTTTTCGACGCTCTGCAGTATCCGCCCAATTCCTTTTTTCTCTTGCGGTTTTTTGAAGACGTTTAACCTCTTTTTTTAGCTTTTCGTTTTCAGCAAGCTCAAAGTTATCTTGTCGTTCCTTGTTCACAAGCCACGAGGAAAAGTTACCGCTCTGTATTTCAATATTTGTTTTATTAATGGAAAGCACATGGTCTATGCAGCCGTCTAAAAAAGCTCTGTCATGTGATACTAAGAGAAATCCGCTTTTGGATTTCAGATATCTGCTTACGATTGAGCGCGCTGCGATATCAAGATGATTTGTAGGTTCATCAATGAGTAAAAAGCTGTTTTCTTTGAGAAATAGAACAGCAAGCAAAACCTTAGTCTTTTCACCATTTGACAACGTTTGAAACGGACGATACAACACATCCTCCGACACATCAAGCAATGACAGCTCCCGCAGCAGTTCCCATTGCAGAAAATCCTTACAAATGCTATTGATAACATCCATCGTGTTTTGTGTTTCGTCAGCCACCGTATAAGGAAAATACTCAAAGTCGACCGAAGATGAAATATTTCCGCTGTATTCAAACTTGCCAAGCAGTAAATTTAAAAAAGTTGTTTTCCCTCTGCCGTTTCTTCCGATGAAACCCAGTTTCCAATTCGTGTCAATTTGGAAGCTGACATTTTCAAAAATATTGTCGTAACTTCCCGGATATGAAAAAGTCAAATTATTTACGTTAATAAGCGACATGCTTTTGTCCTCCTTAAAAATTATGGGCTGCAAGAAAGTACATTCTTGCAGCCCATAAACGGACAAAGTCCAGCCAGAAAGGCAAGACAAAGCTATGCGTTTAGAGTTAAAGAAGATGGTAACTTTCTTGCATAGGCATAACAAAAGCAGGCACTTTAAGCGCCCAGGACATCCTATTATGCCTTAATATTTAGCAAGAAATAATACGCATCTTTCCACCCCTATCATTATTTTAAATTATTGTACCATACTTTTCATTCTGGTGCAAGCCAATCTATATATACAATGCCTAATATATAATCTTCGGTTCAAATTCCAGTTTGTCTTCCTTGACATCTATTCCGCTCACTCAGCGGCAAAACATCTAATCCGCAGCCTAAACCCTACGGAAAACATCTAATTCGCCAACTGAATGTCAATTCATTCTTCAAGCGCATTGCTTGACAGCCTTGGATAAGTTTCCACAGAGGATTCTGCGCCCCTCAGCTGCTTTTCCTCCAAACCCGCAAATGCCCTGAAATCAAGGGCTTTCAAGCTTATTTTCCTTCTACTCTTGACATCAATACCACCGTCTCGACGGACAGACCGGCCGCATCGACCGCAATGTGATACAGCTTTTCCGTCTGGATCGAATTGATCTGGTAGAACGCACGCGAAGAAATACGGAATATCTTTCCGCACAGACGGTCCTCGATATACCCCGGGCCGTACAGGACATGCTCGCGCTCGCCGAGAACCAGGCTGTCCGTGCGGCGATTGACGTTCTGGACGATCGTCGTGATCTCCGGCTGCAGCTTCAGCAGCGCTTTTACGAAATTATTCTTGGAGGGGAAAACAGGATCGGCCGTGACGATCGTGACCATCACCTGGCCGGTAGCATGCGCCGTGCGCACCTGCACATAGCGGAGAATGCCTGTACCGCGGTCCTCATCGTAGACGCGGATCTTAAAGGACGGCAGAAGCGACATCACGGACTGAACAATGGCATCCGAGCGCCGGTCTTCCAGCAGACAGTGATCCACAGGGACCACCTCATGCGTTCCTTTTGCATATACACCGCAGACCGGCTTGTTTTTCCGGTCCATCCCGAACACGGAAGTCACCTTATTGCGGTAATGATCGGGATTTTTCATACGGATGGCCGGATCGACGGGACCGAAGCGGCCGATGCAGCCCTCGACAAGCGCCTGTTTTCCCTTCAGCTGCTCGTCATAGGGAACATCGATCATCGTGCAGCCGCCGCAGCGGGACGAAACCGGGCAGCGGGACGATTTGCAAGAAGACCGGCCGGCAGTCTGCCTGCCGCCGGTCCCCTGATTTTTACCTGTAGTCTCTCTTGTGTCTGTCCTCTTTCTCATTCTCAC